CCATTGGCTATTGGAGCCGCAAGAGTTCTAGGACCAATGGCAGCGAAAGCAATAGCCAAAAAGTTCGGTAAGAAGGCAGTTAAAAATGCCGCAGGAAAATTCAAGCCAGGCATGAATCCTAATTCTGTAAAAACTCAAATCAAAAAGGGTGCCGGTGACAGTATAGGAAAGCAAATATGGAAGAAATCACCTGGTCTAAAGACAACAGCAACAATTTCTGGTTCAGATATAATGTCAGGCGGTGATGGTACTGGCGCAACTGCTATCGGTAATGCTGTTGATTATGTAACAGGTGGCAGTAACTCTTCAAATAGTAGTAGCAGTAGTAGTAATTACAGCAAAGACAATAAATATAATAAAGTTAATAATAGGGTTAACAACATGTGGGGTGAAAATATCTCAGAATATGCAGGTAAAGATGTTGTTTATGATAAAAATGGCAAGCCACATGACCCAAACAGTCCAAAAGGCAAAACAATTGTAAATATGAAATGTAACAATCCTAATGTTAAAGATAAAGAAGGATGTGGAACTGGAATAGATAAAGATAAGAAACGCAGAAATATGGCATTACTTAAAAAAGGTGCTGGAATGGCCAAAACTGGTGCGAAGATGTTAGGTAAAACGGCACTCAGCAGTGTTACTGCTACAGGTTTTGCTAATCCGTTTGAAGGCATAGAAGATAAAGCATCAAAGATGGTTGAGGATGCGATAGAAAAGACAGCAAAGATGCCTAAATTTAAAAAAGATATTAAAACACCAACTGATGTCAAAGTTGCAAAGGCCCCTAAGGATGCAGAACAAGTAATTAGTAACAAGATGGATAAAGATAATGATATATCAAAGAAGGATGAATTAAAACTTCGTGCCACAGTAGCATTTTAAACAAATAATCTATTGACTTTTTAAGTCACTTATGTTAATATATAAAGAGTGTGTAAAAGCACTCTTTTTTATTGCCAAACTTATAGGAGATTTATATGTCAATTGACGCTATCAACGAAGAAGAAAAAGCCAAACTCATTCAATTAGTTAATGAGGGTTGTCTAGTTCTACAAGAATGTGAAGACCTTAAAGGTGGATTACGGGATACTGTAAGAGCAATTGCTGAAGAAATGGATATTAAACCAGCAGTATTAAATAAAGCAATCACGGTAGCACACAAGGCTAAACTTGCCGAAACTCGTGCTGATTTTGAAGATATGGAAACTATCTTAGAAACAGTAGGTCGCACTCTTTGAGTTATGTAGACGCCTTCTACAACAAAGACAAAGATATAGTTCAAGTTGTAGAAAGAATTAAAGGTAAACGAGTTTACAATGATTATCCGGCGTGGCGCACTTTCTATGTGAAAGACCCACGCGGTGACCATGTAAGTATTCATGGCGACAAAGTTCGTCAAATCAAATGTAAACGCCTCAAAGAACTCCACAAAGAACGAAAGATAAATTCAGGTAAAGCATTTTACGAAAGTGATATGAAACCTGAAGTCAAGTGTTTGAGTGAGAATTATAATGGTATAGATTCGCCTACACTTAATACAGCATTCTTCGATATTGAGACGGACTTCGATGCGTCTCGTGGCTTCGCAGACCCAAGTGACCCGTTTATGCCAATCACAGCGATAACAGTTCATCTTCAATGGTTAGAATTGTTGGTAACTCTTGTTATTCCGCCAAAGGGTATGCGTGAGGGCGAGGGTCTTAAAGAAGCACAACGCATTTGTGACCAATTCGAAAACACAGAACTTTATCTAAGTGAAGCGGATATGCTTAATGACTTCTTAGATGTGATTGAAGATGCTGATGTGATAACTGGTTGGAACTCTGAAGGTTATGATATTCCATATACTGTTAATAGAATTACTAGAGTATTGAGTAAATCACATACACGAAAGATGTGCCTATGGGACTTATATCCACAGAAAAGAAAAGTAGTAAAGTATGGCAAAGAACAAGAAACATTTGACTTGTTTGGCAGAATTCACTTAGACTACTTAGAACTATATCGTAAGTATACTTACCACGAAATGCATTCATACGCACTTGATACAATTGGTGAACACGAAGTAGGTGAACAAAAAGTTGCATATGATGGCACACTAGACCAGTTGTATAATAATGACTTCTACAAATTCGTAGCCTATAACAGACAAGACGTTGCACTACTTGATAAGATTGATAAGAAACTAAGATTTATCGAACTAGCAAACGAAATTGCACACGATAATACAGTGAACATCAAAACAACAATGGGCGCGGTTGCTGTTACAGAACAAGCAATCATTAACGAAGCACATAGACGAGGTATGGTTGTTCCTGATAGAAAGAGACGTGAATGGTCAGACGATGATATTGAATATTCAGACGAAGAACTACAAGCACTAGAATTGCAGAAAGCCGCTGGTGCTTTTGTGGCAGTTCCGAAAGCAGGATTACAGAGATGGGTAGCAGGCATTGATATCAACTCTCTTTATCCGTCAGTTATTCGTGCGATGAATATGTCTCCTGAAACTATTGCTGGTCAACTTAGACCCGATTTAACTGAACAAATGATTGGTGATAGAATTAAAGAAGGCAGAAAAACTGGTGCAAAGGGATATGGTTCATCTCAAGCGTGGGATGAAACATTTAGTTCAGAAGAATTTCGTTTGGTTAATGAGAAAGACAAAGCCAGTAACATTACTCTAGTCCTCGAAGACTCAACAGTCGAAGAAAACAAAACAACTCAAGACCTTACGGGCGCAGAAGCCTATGATTTAGTATTCAATAGTGGACTAAACTGGACTCTTACTGCTAACGGCACTATATTTAAACAAGATGTACAAGGTATTATTCCAAGTCTCTTAGAACGTTGGTATGCAGAACGACAAGTAATGCAACAAAAGAAAAAAGAAGCAATCAAAGACAACGATGCAGTTGCAATTGCTCACTGGGATAAAAGACAGTTAGTTAAAAAGATTAACTTGAACTCGCTCTACGGTGCGTTACTGAACCAAGGTTGTCGTTTCTATGATAAGCGTATTGGTCAGAGTACAACACTCACCGGTCGTTGTATTACTCGACATATGGGTGCGAAGACAAATGAAGTTATAGCAGGTACTTATGACTATCAAGGCGAATCAGTTATCTATGGCGACACAGACTCCATTTATTATTCAATGTATCCTGTTTACAAACAAGAGATTGACGATGGAACGATTGAGTGGACTAAAGATAAAGTTTTACAATTGTATGACGAAGTAGCAAATCAAGTGAATGCTAGTTTTCCAGACTTTATGAAAACATTCTTTAATGTTCCTAGAAAAGAAGGCGAGATTATCGTTGCTGGTCGTGAGAACTGTGCGACTATGGGTATCTTTATTAAGAAGAAACGATACGCAATGCTCATCTACGATGATGACGGCGAACGCAGAGATGTTGATGGGAAACCAGGAAAGATTAAAGCAATGGGTCTTGACTTGAAACGAAGTGATACTCCAGGATATATGCAAAACTTTCTCAGTGAAGTGTTATTGAAAATATTAACTGATGGGACACGTGAAGATGTTATTGATATGGTCAAAGAGTTTAAGAAAGATTTTAGAGCAAGACCAGGTTGGGAAAAAGGTTCACAGTCTCGTGTAAACAACTTGACTTCGTATAAGAACAGAGTGAATGCCGCTAAGAAGGCAATGGCTAAAGATGTAAGTGTAGGTGCTGACACATCTAAGAAAGACAAAGTGCATCTTCCTGGACATGTATCAGCCGCATTAAACTGGAATATGTTGCGTGAACTCAACCAAGATAGATATGCAGTAGAGATTGTAGATGGTATGAAGTGTATTATCTGTAAACTAAAACCGAACACATTCAAGTTAAAGAGTGTTGCATATCCGATTGATGCTACAAAGATACCTCAATGGTTCCAAGATTTGCCATTTGACCACGAGTTGATGGAACAGACTATTGTTGATAAGAAGTTAGATAATCTAATTGGTGTTCTCAAGTGGGATATGAGTGATGCCAATGCATCTGAAACTTTTGACAACTTGTTTGATTTATAATGAGTAATACTTACACAGACTTAATTCAGAGACGGGCGAGAAACAAAGAGTCAGATGAATGTTATACACCATCTGACCAAGTTCAACCACTTCTGAAATACATCGATAAAGACAAAACTTATTATGAAGCGACTAGTGGAACATCTAATCTAATCGTAGATGGCTTTAACAACAATGGATATAATATAGTTCCCAGTGACGGTAAAGACTTTTTCGATTGTGAACCAGATGATGTATACGATGGGATTATAACTAATCCACCATATAGTATCAAAGATAAGTTTATTGAACATTGTTATGCTCTTGGTAAACCATTTGCATTACTACTGCCAGTAACAAGTTTTCAAGGTGGGAAACGAGGCAGAATGTTTATAGAACACGGAATGTCTACACTCGTGTATAATAATCGTGTAGACTTTACAGGAAAAGGTAATCCAACATTCGGTAATGCTTGGTTTATTCACGGGTTTTTGCCTCCTAATACGATATATTGGGTAGATAATCCTAAACAAAGCAAGAAAAGAATTG